TTAAGATTAAGAGAGCATTGATAGCCGCTGTTTCTTACATAGGTCTATCTTTTGTTTGCAGATCATTATCTGCAGACAATGTTAAAATGCTCATAACAATAATACTCCCAAGTATACTCACAACTTATGTAGCCAAGGAATTCGCTGAAGATGTGATAGAATTTATTTTATCATATCTTCCACAAGAACTTGAGGATGATGAATGTCGCGCTCAAATATCCTTCACAGCATTACAGCCAATTATTGCTATCATGACATCTGTCATGCATGGCACAGTTGATTTAGCAGCTCTTCGAGATTTTAATATCCGTGCGACGACTGCTAAAAATGCTACTGAAATGATTAAGTACATTATTCTCAATTTCAAAGATCTAGTTGATTTTTGCTACTCAGCTTTTACAGGGAAACCCTTCTTTGCAGAATCTGAGATGTTAGCATCCGTTCGAGCTGAGTTTGAGATCTGGGATATGTATATGACGCAAGAAAGTATACATGCTCAGTTTGTTAAAGATCCAGCTAAACTTCAAGAGATAATTGATTTTAATACCCGCTTGCAAAATTTGGATAAGCAAGTGCGAGTATCTCGTGTATTTACTGAAGTTGAACAAAGAAGATGGGCTGTTATTTTGTCCACTGTTAAGCAATGGGCAAATTCGGCTCATGTTCTTAAAGCAAATCAATCAACTAGACAAGCCCCTGTTTGGATTAATCTTGTTGGAATACCAGGTACAGGTAAAACAACTTTGATTAATATACTTGCTTCAGCTGTACGCCACTTATCTGAAAATAAGCCGTTTACAGCAGGAGATAGGTATGAGAGACAACCAAATAAAACCTTTTGGGATGGATACAAGGCTCAATGGCTTGTCACTCTTGATGACATCTACCAAACATGTGATGTTGTCACTCGTTTAGGAACATCAATGGATTTTATATCCATGATAAATTGTAACCCACTTCCTCTTAATATGGCTTCACTAGAAAAGAAGGAAGATACTATGTTTACATCGAAACTTGTAATTTCTACGACAAATACCCATGGTCTGCCAACAGACTTAGGTATTACATGTCCTGATGCTTTGGTTCGTCGTTGTTCACTCAACGTTACGGTCAAACGCTTAGGAGACATTCAAGACATTACACATGATAATCTTATCAAAAACTGGTCTTTCGAGCTTATGAATAAGTTTGGATCATCAGTTGTTACAAAAGCATTATCATTTACAGAATTTGTAAATTTAGTTGTTGCACATTTAGACAAAGAGAAGCGAATTTCAGAAGTTGCTCTTGCACCTCCAGATCAAGACTTTTGGTCAGGAAAGTTGGTTCGTGTCGCAACACAAACTCATGTTCCTCAACCAGAAGCTGCACAACCTCCTCGTTCAAATCAACCACCTGCACCAAAACCTCCTGGTCCAGTACCACCGCAGCCACGCCCACCACCTTCTCAACAACCACCTAAACCTCGCCAGCCACCATCCCAACAACCTCCACGCTCCCAACCTCCAAAGTCCCGCCCACCTCCAAAAGCTCAACAGAAACCACAACCTAAACCTGAATCCCAGTTACGTGAATCTGCACCACCTTTTGTTCCACAATCTCAGGTTCGACAGCGCAAACCAACAGAGAGTCCACCTGGAGTTCAAAGTCCAAATCAGGGTTACAAAACGCAGATGTATACTAATAGAGAAAGGAAGATTGATGTTTTTAATAAAGATGGAGAGAAACTTGGAACTGTTAGTAACGAAACAACTGGAGGAAGAGTTGAGTCAACTGATTATCTTTATCATACTATTGATCAATGGGTAAATTATCCTTACACATTTGTCAATCATATGGATATTACAGGTAAGTGGTCCGACTTACCAGGTAAAATCTACATTGCTCCAACAGGTCCTCCTGTTGAGAAGGTTGCAGAAATACTTGAAGAAGATGTTGAATCACCAGAAGATGATTTGATCCAGGAGGAACCAGAGGAAGTCCCACTTATTCCAAATCCGCCACCAGTTCCTCCACTCTTGCACGTCAGACCGCTTATTACTCCCCCTAATCAAGTTTTGGCTGATCATACACCAACTCTAGCCTCATCTTGGTGGACTGGAGCCGATGTGCCACCTCGTGGAATACCACAAGAACATTTTGTCTTCGACACAATCATGGATCCTTGGCTTCCTGAATTTGCTTATGTTACTTCGCCTGAGCATAGGGACTATTTCATTCGTCAATGGCAACTTGGTTTGACTAAGAGAGCCTGCGATGTTCCTATTCCATGGTATAAAGGAATGTTTTCACGAACACTTCCTTTACAACGTATTCTTCAGAGAGTTGTGTTTGAGAACCCAGATAAGTTCATCCAATCAGTTCGCTATTTTCAAACGACAGGCATGGTTTTATCGCCAGCTGTCTATGCATGGTTACGATTAAATAGAATGCAAAAGGGTGAAATAGACATACCTGGAGCTTTGTACTGGACTGAATTTGATCGTATAACTAGTGATGATGGTTTCCCATCATTCATGTTATACTTTTGGTATCTCACTTTCAGAAGTGCAGTGATTTCTATTTCGCTATCAATGGCTGTCTCGTATCTCTTCTGGATGGCTATAGATGCAATATTTGGTACTAACGTTGCATCTCAATCTGCAGATAAAACTCAGAAGAATATAGCTCGTTCAATCTATGCTCGTAATTTCTGGGGTGCTTATCGTGCTAAGGTGAATGGCACATACAAGCAACCTAGATATAGAGGACCAGCCCCCAAAGATTTCTCAAAAGGAAAGATGCGTAAAGCTGATGCTAGATTGAATAAAGAAGCCTGGAATACAGGAGATTGGGAATTACAAGCAGATGAAGAAAATGAATTAGTTGAAGTTGAAGCACATGGACCAAGTGTACACACATCTTCATTAGTAAATCGTGTTTGTCTCAACACAATTGAAATTGAAATAACTTATTCTTCTGGAGCATCATTTGTGACCAACATGTTCTTTGTTCGTGGAACTCAAGGGTTTGCTGTGAAGCATGCCTTTGAAGCCACTAAATCTGACACTGATAGAGTAACCATGATCTCTCTTTTTAGTCGTGCTTTCCAGCGTGGAAGCATAGCTATGGGTGAAAATCAGTTCAAGATTCACAAGTTCGAGAACCGCGATCTTGTTCGTGTTACATTTGATTCTGCTTGTCCATCATTTAGAGATTTATCTGCTCATCTTAAAGCATTTGTACCCGATACTGTTTGTGAAAGACCAGGACGAGTTTCATGGACACCAATTGAACGTAAAGGAGAAATGCTAGAAGTTAGACAGGTTGAGTTTGGAACGCAAGCTTTAGCTCGCAGTATACCAATGAACACTATTTCAGAACACAAGTCCTTTGTCAACACACAATGGTACGAAGTTTCACATTTGACTGGAGCACCTGGCCTTTGTGGTTATGTTCTAGTCAATGATGTTGAAGCTGATCAAACACCAATACTTGGTATACATGTTGGAGGAAAAGCAGACAAAAGTATGATAGTTCCTATCACACCAGATGATGTTGAGTACATACAACAATTCTACATGTCAAATATTCCAAAAGCAGATGAAGTTGTTCCGGATGAAGCTTCGCTTGTCAAATTTGATACTCGTGGAATAGAAAGTGATGTAGTTACTGTTTGTAATGTTGTTCCATACAAAGGAGAAGGATTGCGAGTTATTCATAACTTACGAACCAAACCCTTTATGCCCACTGAGAACCCCATTAAGCCATCACCTTTCCAAAAGACGATTGTTTATAAAGGAGAACAACTCAAGCCAATACACGAACCAACCTATCTTCCTGTTCGACTTAAAAGTGTGGACCCAGATAAACCAAGTCCATATAATGTTGCTTTGGACAAAGTAGCCAATATATGTGTTCCGCCACTTTCTCAACACATTAAAGACATGATGAAGGACCCTCGTATGGATGAGCTTTGTTACGGCAAAACGCTTCGAACACTTGAACGAAGAAGACTTACTGAAAAGGAAGTTATCTTTGGGGTTCCTGAATTAGGAATACCATCCATGGATTTGACAACAGGAATTGGACCACCAGAATGCACTCTCGGACAGAAGACTAGCCAGATGATCAAAGTCGACCACAAGACTCAAACTTATGAATTTCATCCTCAATTTAAGAAACGATTGGACTATATTGAGAAGCAGAGTAGATCAAAGATTGTACCACATCTTTGTTTGGATATGCTTAAAATTGAAACTCGTGAAAAGGAGAGAGTTTTTGCAAACAAAACTCGACTTTTTGAAGCAGGATCTAAAGCTTCAATATTCTTGTGGAAACGTCTAACTGGTCATCTTTTAGCTCATGTTGAGAAGTACAGAAATGAACATTGGATAAAGATTGGAATAAATGTTCATAGCACTGAGTGGGTTGAGAATTATAAACAAATAACCAGATTTTTGTCTTCACGCAAAGATAAAGGTGTTTTAGGTGGTGATTTTGCCCAATTTGATAAATCACTAATCTTAGAATTCTCAGAACCCATAGCAGATGGAATAATACGCAACATAGGCTATGCTATAGAAGAATGGGAAGAATTCTTCATCAGATGTTTTGTTCATGGAACACTACAAGCCATACATTTTTCACCAATAGGCTTGTATGAAACTTTCATGGGCAATTCGTCTGGAGGCCCTGCTACATCTTGGTTTAATTCAATTATTAATGTCATCGTTCACGGAACAGCATTTAATTGCCTAGTACCCGAAAGAGCTTGGTTGTTTACTATAAGTATATGGTTAGCCATATATGGAGACGATAGCCATGGTTCTGTGAGCGTTGAGATTCGAGAACTCTATAATATGAAAACTTTACAAGTTTTCATTCTTAACACCTTTGGGATGCATTATACTAGTTGCACGAAAGGTGAAACAGTAGAAACTTTCACTGACCTTGATGATAGCGATTTTTTATGTCGTAAGTATGCAGAGGTGGATATAAATGGAAATAAGTACATTCTGCCACAATTGCGTGAAGAAAGCATAAAGAATTCTGTTCTTTGGCTAAATGATCCATCTTCACCCATGTGTCATAAGGCCTTTGAACAAACCGTAGGAGCTGCTCTTTCTGAGTGGTCTTACTATGGACCAGATGTTCATACTCGTTACAGGAATGAATATCTCAAGCGTATGAATGGCATTGGACATTTCCCTTCATACCCAAGTTTTAATGATCATAAAACTTTGTGGCATATGTACAGTATGCACTAAACGTCCCGTCCTGGGCACGACATTAAACTACCCCGTTGGAGACGACTCCCAGTTATGCTTTACTGTTTAAAGCAAGAATTATCTTAGTTATAATGGGCTATGGAGAACGGCTTTTGCACCATAGTTTTCAACGGATAATTCTGTTCATCCCTTTTCTGATTCAGACAATGATCCATGTTTGAGTTATAGTACCCTGGATTGCCACACTATATAAAACCTCAACTGACGAGAGTATGCCCTCAGAAGACATACAAATCACAAAGTTCCAAGATTCCAATATAAACGAATCTGAAGAAGTTAAGGCAACAATTTCCCCAAAACTTGCCAATATGGTTAACACATATCCATCACAAACACCTGTTAACATCCTCACCAGAAATTATAAGATAGCAGAAATTCCATGGGGTCCCGGAATTCCTTCAACTACCGTACTTAATTTCCCTCGTGATTTTATCACACTGCCAAACATTCAAAAACGTTTGACAGGTTTCGCATGGATGCGAGCAGGAGTTCGCCTTGAAGTAAAGTTAAATGCGACATCATTTCATTATGGTGCCTTCTTAATTTCTTGGCTCCCCAACCACACAACCACTGATCACAATGCAAACATATATCAGCAGTCCGCAAATAATCCTTTGGTTTTATCCCCTTCCATACAGAATTCATGTACCTTTGAAATTCCTTGGATAAACCCTTACAATTTTTTCCCGATTGCAGATCCACAATCTGATATCGCCAGAGTATGTTTCACTCCAATCACACCCCTCACACGTACAACACCAGATGTATCTGACACAGCATATATACAAGTATTTGCTAGCTTCATTGACCCAGAAGTAGCTGGATACATAGCCCAATCATCGACAACGATGAAGAAAGAATCCATAGACAAATCTCGTTTACAAATAACAGACATTGTTCCCACAGAAATATCTACTGTCATGGAGAAAATACCTATCATAGGTGATATGATAAGCACTTTCTCCTCTCTTTTGACAGCTTTAGATAAGCCAACATCCGTTGCTTCTACAATGCCTGTGTCCCTGTCGTTTTCCCGCGATTTGTCACATGGAACTGGTCTTGATTACTCAACCTCCTTGTCCCTCAAACAGCTAGCCCCCATCAACTTAGATCAGAGTCTCATGGGGACTAACACCAATGTCATGTCTATTCATGACATAATTTCCACTCCAATGATATATGATATTACCACCCTATCCAATACTAGTTTACCTCTTAATTTCTTGATAGTTCCAAATGCTACACCATCTGATTATCTCGGATTTATGAGCCGGTTCTTTAAGTACTGGCGTGGCTCTATCAAGTATCAACTCAATTTTTACACCTCCTCCTTTATAACAGGGCGCTTCCGCGTTTCTGTTCTGTACAATTCGACAATTCCAACTGACGATAATGCAGGAGATGTTGTTTCAAGAATTATTGATGTTAAGGGTGATACTTCTGTATCATTCACCGTACCATATTTGTGGGACACAACTTACAGGCGTCTTAACGATACAAACTACCCTACTCTACACATTCAACGTGTGACTCCTATTATTGGTCAATCTTTAGCAACAGATGCAAAAATTCATCTTGTCACTTGGCGATCAGCCGGTGAAGATTTTGCCTTCAATCAAATGGTAGATCATTATGCATCATTTTATGATTTACAAGATGATTCTGACCCTTGGGTTGATGTACTATCGACCTCAGATGAAGAAGCTGAAGCCCAAACCAATCCACGAGCTGATTTTAAACGCGTTTTTGAACCGATTATTCAAGGCTCATGCTTCATTCGTGAGAAAGGAGCAATAACAGGAGAAGTCATAGAAAGTGTTCATGACATGTCCAAAAGATATGTCTCAGGCGTAGATTATAGCGCTAATACAATTTTTACCACTCCCAACCAAATTTACAATGGTGCATTTCATAAACTAGGATCTATATTTAAATATTTCCGAGGCGCACGTCGCGTCAAAGTTATCCCCAAGGAAGACCCAAACGTCCTTCAAACCATTTTTATGGAGAATCCTGGAGATACCTATGATGCTTCTAATGGGATGGCATTTACAATGTCAACCCACTGGCCACTCCTAGAAGTTGAAATTCCATGGTACTCTGCAGTACCATTTTGGCCTATTGATGAAGCAAGTGCAAACCATCTTCGTCTTCCAGATAAACCTAGAACAATTCAAACTGCAGGATTTGATCCCAGTTCGGCTATTCAAATGTTCATATCTGGAGGAGATGATTTCACTTATGGATTCTTAGTCCCCCCACCATAGTAACACCAATCACCATACCATATACTCGGCTTACCATGATTATATGTTATTAACTTTATGGC